AGCAGTTCGCCCTGATCGTGTCGCCCAAGGCGGAGGGCCAAGCGCCCGAGGATCTTCAATGGAAAACCGCCTACACGAAGACCAAGGGCACCGATTCCTACACCGACGGCTTCGCCAACAGCGAACACATGGATGACAACAAGCATCCGGCAGCGCAGTTCTGCCGCGGCTTGAAGATCGGCGGATATGAAGACTGGTACTTGCCGGCATCTGCCGAGCAGGCCGCCATTTGGGCGAACATCGGCCCGAACCACACGCCCGTCGAGGCCTTCAAGAAAGGTGCCGAGCAGGCCTATGAGGAAGAGTGGTACTGGACCAGCACCGAGTACGCTTCCAACCTCGCCTGTAACCAGAGTTTCGGCGTCGGCTACTTGTGCTGCCTCGGCAAGGCCAATCGTTACCGAGTCCGGGCGGTCCGCAAAGTCTTGATTTAACAATTTAACAATTCCAGACCCGTTTTGCGGGTCTGGTCTCTCCGCAGGGGATTTTGAATGGCGAAGGCCACTGATCTTCCGATTTACCGCGAGGCCTATGAATTGCTGGAGCTGCTCGCAAAGCTGACCCAACAGTTTCCTCGCGGCTATCGGCAGGGACTGGCCAGGGACATTTTCGCGGAAGCGCAGGAAGTCGTGAAGATGGTCTTCAAGGCGAACTGCACCACCAACAAAGTCCCGATCCTTGAACAGTTGCGCGTGCACCTGGAGACGCTGCAGCTCATGCTGCGGCTCTCGAAGGATCTTCACCTGATCTCGGCGGGGCAGTTCGGCGCCACGGTAGTTTTGACAACGTCAGTCGGCAAGCAGATGTCCGGCTGGCTCAATTACGCGAGAAGGGCTTGATGTTCGAAGGTCAAGGCCTTCGGGCCTATGCTCATTTGGTCGGGGTAGCGGCTGTCATGGTCGCTCCAAGCGCTTTCGGGATACGGCGGACTGCTCCCCGCGCGTCCTTGCGCAGTTTGGTTGGTGTCGATGCCTCAAGCAATCGCCAGCCCGACATGTATACCCCCGACATCACCGAGTACGATTCCAACAACGCCTGGAACCAGAATTTCGACGACGGCAACTTGAACTACAACGACAAGGACAATCGAAACCAAGTCCGGGCGGTCCGCCAATGATGAACCCGCATCGCACAGAAATCACCGTGGCCCAACTCTTCGAAGCGTATTTCGATTGCCGGAAGCGGAAGAGGAACACGTCAGCCGCCCGTGCATTCGAGATCAACCTCGAAGATAATCTAATGGATCTATACCAGGATCTGCGCGCTGGAACCTGGGAACTATCGCCGGCCTCGGTCTTCGTGGTCAAGCACCCGAAGCCGCGCGAGGTCTGGGCGGCCGACTTCCGCGACAGGATCGTCCACCATCTGGTCTATCGGGCGGTGGGGCTGATCTTCGAGCGATCCTTTATCGCCGACTGCTGCGCCAGCATCAAAGGACGCGGAACTCTCTATGCCGCCAATCGGCTAAACGATCATTTGCGGAGCGCCACCGAGAACTGGACCAAACCGGCTTTTATTCTGAAGGCGGACATTCAGTCTTTTTTCGGCTCGATCCGGCATGATGCTCTGTTCTCCCTGCTTAGTCGCCGGGTCCGCGACGACACGATGCTTGAGCTTTGCCGGAAGCTGGTCTTCCAAGACGTCAAGCGCGGTGCCATCGTCCGCTCACCTCCGCAGGATCTGACGTTGGTTCCGAACCACAAGAGCCTTTTCCACGCGGCGCCCGGGGTCGGTCTGCCGATCGGCAACCTGTCGAGCCAGTTCTTCGCCAACGTGTTACTTGACCCGCTTGACCAGATGATCAAGCGCCGGCTCGGCATCCGCCATTACGTCCGCTATGTCGACGACATGGTTATCGTCCATCACGATCCGAAGGTGCTGCTGGCCGCCGCCGATGCGATCCGCGAGCACCTGGCCGGCATCGACATGAAGCTGGCAGAGAGCAAGACCTTCGTCGCACCCATCGATAAGGGCGTGGATTTTGTCGGCCATGTCCTGAGACCTCACCGTCGGTCAGGCCGGGCAAAGACCCACCGGAATGCTGTTCGCCGCGTCATGGCGGCGCGGATCGACGACCTGGCCATCTGCTGCAACAGCTATCTCGGCCTTTACCGGCATGTCGGCAGCCGGGCCCAGGTGATCGACATCTGCCGTGCCGGAAAGTTGCGCGGACTGAAATTCGATCAAGACCTGACGAAGGTTCTTACCAGAAAGGAGATGGCATGAGCGTTGTTGGAGAAATTGCGACGGAGCGCTGCCGGCATATATCGGTCGAGGGCTGGTCGCCGGAGCATGATGACAAGCACGATAACGGCGAACTTGTCGGCGCCGCCATTTGCTATGCCCTGTCCGGCAACATGGCTGGCCTCGACTTCGCCCGCCTATGGCCTTGGGATGCATCATGGTGGAAACCCAAGAGTCGCCGCCGCGATTTGATCCGTGCCGCTGCGCTGATCGTCGCTGAGATCGAACGGCTGGACCGGGCGTCGGCTTGCGTCAAGTGGGCGCCTAAGGAGGGCGGATGATGGGAGCTACACGCGCTGCCCTTGCCGAATTACCTGGATGGCCACGCCTTCTTTCTGCCGACCAATCAGCTGCATATTGTGGCGTGTCAAAAAATTCTTTTTTGCGTCGTGTGGAAAACGGCCAATACCCGGCTGGCATTCGTGACGGTGGGCGTGTCCTTTGGGATCGGTTACAACTTGATGTCTCCGTCGATCGGTTGATGGGCGTAGCGAGGCCGGTCGACAACGAAGATGATCTCAACCATGATGAAGAGGCGCGCATTATGCGCGAGCTTCGCCTTGGGTGAGACCATGGGAAAGATCGACCTCCCATATGTTCGGCGTGTCAAAGACCGATACGGAAAGATGCGCTATTACTATCGGCGAGACGGAAAACACCACCCTCTTTCCGGAGAGCCTGGATCGGCGGAATTTGGTGCCGAATACTCTCGCATTCACGCTAGCTATGAGGGCACCGACAGCCTGAAAAAGGCACCGATTGGTACGTTCGATGAACTGGTCAGCGCCTACTATGCCGACCATAAATTTACCAAGCGGAGAGAATCGACCAAATCCCAGTACCGAATTCACATCGAATTTCTGCGCGGCGAACTGGGCAAATACCAATTGACAGGGATCACGACCAAAGTTGTCGACGGCCTATTGAACAGGTGGCAAGAAAAGACGGTCACAGCCAATAATCGGCTGCGCTATCTCAAGATGATGTTCGACTTCGCCGTCAAACGAAAGATGTTGAAGGCAAACCATCTAAAGGGCGTGGAGCCGATCGAATACAAGTCCGACGGCTGGAAACCATGGCCGGAAGAGGCTTTGACCCGATTTTCCGGGAACTCAACGGGGAGCGCTAGGGTTGCCTTCTATCTGGCCCTCTATACCGGTCAGCGCCGCGCCGATGTGCTGGCCATGCGCTGGGACGCCATCAAGGACGGGGGCATCATGGTCAAGCAGGAGAAGACCGGCGAGGAACTGTTTATCCCGCTTCACCCGATCATGGCCGCCGAGATCGAGGATTGCCGCCAGCAGGCGGTCGCACGAATGCAGGAGCGGCTCAAGAAGCGTCAAAAGGCAAAGTTTCCTGAAACCATCGTCCATCGGCTTAACGGCAGCGAATATACCGACGAAGGGTTCGGAACCGTCTGGCAGCGTGAGCAGAGCAGATGCCGCTGCGCCGGAAATCCATTTCACGGCCTTCGGAAGAATGCGACGATCAACCTGTTTGAAGTTGGATGCACTGACAAGCAGGTCGCATCAGTCACCGGCCACAACACCGCCGAGATGCTGGCCCTCTACAGCAAGCGCGCAAACCAGAAAAAATTGGCCAAACAGGCTATGAAAAAACTGGTTGCTGGCGCTCAGAATGAGGGCGAAGAGTGAACGCTAAACCGATCAGAGTGGAAAACAGCCGCCAAAAAAGTGGAAAACATTCTTTTTTGAGCTTCAAAAAATGGCGGAAAATATGGTCGGGGCGAGAGGATTCGAACCTCCGGCTTCTAGCTCCCAAAGCTTCCCTTTCTCTATATAAATCAATGGTGTTTTCCACTGTTCTATATGTGTTCGCATCTATGAGAATCAATGCGTTATCGGGTGTGTGGAAAACTTTTAGAGTAAATAAGGTGG